GTTGGAGCAGTTCCTGATGGACCGTTTGAGTAGATCACGTTAGTTCCTGCTGAGAGGACCTGACCTACAACATTGTCGATAGAGTCTGCTGCGTTGTACGCGATGATGTCAGCAAGAGCTGAATCAACGTCGTTGAATGAAGTTAGGTTTAACTTCTTTGTTGTTGTAACTGCTGAACCGTATTCGTTCAGTGTTACTGTAACCTGTGATGGGTTACCTAGTGCAATGCTTGATACATCTGATGTTTCTGTCAATGTAGATGTAGCCTGAGCCAAATCTGAATAGATTGAGAAAACAACTGATGATCCTGGCATTGCCTGTTGCACTGGCTTAACATCTGCAAGTGAACGCATAACAGGAATGGAACGTAGTGCCATTCTTACATACTGATCGTATGCTGCTTGTACGAGGTTGCTGATGCTAGACGTGGTTGTGGGGGTACCTGTTGGAATTGCCATTAGGTCTAGCCTTTCTTGTTTAGGATCGGATTAGAGTCCAGACAATCTAATAACATCATCCAGTTCTTCTTTGCTGTTTGCATTCATTAGTCTTTGCATAATATCTCCGTTGTGTTCTGGTGATACACCAGAGTCTGCGGAGTTTGTCATACGCTTATATGCTGCAGCATCGCTTGGATTTACATTAGGTGTTGCCTGGGTTTGGCTTGTTTCAATACCGAATACATCGGCATAGTCTTCAAGCCATTTAGATACAGACTCTTCAGTTGGGTCTATATCCTGTGGGATAAATGAAGCAATTTTGCTGTTTACCCCGCGACTTGCGAGGGCATCCTTTATTGCTCGTTCGCGCTGCGACTTATTCAAAGACTCAAACTGAGCACGAAGCTCTTGTAGTTCTTTGTCCTTCTGCTTAGACGCTTTGCGTAGTTGCTTTACTAGGTCGTTAGATGAGTCGTTCATATCGAAGTCGTCATCATCCTCGTAGTCGTAATTGGACATAGTGGTCCTTCTCCCTATTAGTTGTTGGCGCAGGCCTCACATATCCTTGGGGTGGGTTATGTGGCTCCTACTACTGGTCTTGTTATCGCTCCACTAGGCCAGTCGTTCTAGTGGCAGGCTTTTTATTTAGTAACCGCCAGCACGATCTCGTGCTAAGGCTCCACTGGTTAGTCCAGTCTGACCGCTGAATGCGGCCTTTTCTAGTCCAGTAATCTTTTGGCGTTGCTTGCGCGCTTCTTCTGCACCAGGAATCTTAAAGACTTCCTGCTCTGCAGTTGTCTGCGTATATGGATTTTCTCCATAGATAGATGCAAGTTGTGAACCACGCATCAATGCACCACCGATAGCACCGTAACCTTGCTGTGCAATGTCTTTGTTGACACCATACTTGCGAAGTTCCTCTGCGCGAGTTAAGTTAGTTTGCAATCCTGATTGAAGTGCAGCGCCACCAATTTCTGCTGCAGTGATCTTGCGCTTGATATCCTCAACACCCTTTGTAGGATCTAGTGTATAAGCAAGAATGTCTCCATTAGTGATCTCTGGATAGAACTGCTTAAGTGCTGTAGCTACTTCTGGGTTAGCCTTAAGAACACGGTTTTGTGCATTCATAATTCTATCTTCGAGTTCTGCAGCACCGACATCATTACCAATAAGATTGGTAAATCCTTGCTGTGTTCCAAGAGCATCCTTTTTCCAGTAGGATTCAGGAAGACCATAGTTACGCATAATGTTCTGGTACTGGTCTTCAAGACCAATATAGGTTGCTTCGTTAATAGCAGCTAAACCTTTTTTAAGACGTTCTATATTACCAGCAAAACGCTTCTTGTAGGCTTCTGTATCACGAAGTCTGATGATGAATTCATCTCTTGAAATTCCAGAAGTAATTAAATTTTTAAGTGGTTCAACTAAAGACTCTAATCCGTACTGCTTGAACTCGGCATAGAGTAAATCGTATGCAGACTTTCGTTCTGAATTTTGTGGAGCGTATATGTTGCCAGTACCGCTAGCGTTGCTGATATTGCTAGTGTTATTGGTAGTGTTGCTGCTAACTGTACCGTCACTCATTCCATATCTGGAGTATAACCATTAGGTACTGGCTGGTCGCCTAATGTATATCTTCCTTGGTCATCAATTAAGACTTCACCACCAGTAACAGGGTCAAGAACCATTGCTCCAGCATTTTTATATGCTTTTATTTCCTCTGGAGTAAGTTGATTTTTAGTAGGGTCTAGGATGAAAACTTTTCTGCTGGCTGGCTCATCAAAGTATTTTCTGTCAATTATTTTACCAACTGAATCTTTATTGATTTCCCAGTTTTCAGGTCTGTTAGCAAGACTACTCGCTGTTAAACCACGAGAACCCTTTTGATCTCGAAGATAATTATAAACATCGTTTGCTATACCAAGGCCATCTTTTTCATACTCAGCAGCACCGCGCAATTGTCCCAAAGCTGCGTTTATTTTTTGTGCAGGAGTCCAAGGTCTTTGCTTGCCTGTTATTGGGTCTATAGATATACCAGTTGGAGAAGTATTGTCTGCAAGAACAGCCTCTACGACAGCATCAACAATTTCTTTTGCTGAACGCTTCTTGCCTGTCTTTGGATTTATTAAAAACTTGGTAACACTGGAACCAACAAGTCCCATCTTGTCTGGAAATCTTTGTTGAATTTGTTCATATTGTTTTAAGTTGGCTGCTTTTTCTGCTTCTGCAGCCTTTGTTGCAGCAGCATCTTTTGCAGTTGGTCGAGCAGCCTTTTGCTCTGCAAGTTTCTTTTCACGTTCAGCTTTCATCTCCGCAAGGCGTTCTGCTGTTGTCTTGCCTGCTCTTGATGCTGCTTCCTTCTTTGCTTTTTCTAGGATCTCTTCTGCAGATGCCATTTATTTACCCCTGAAATCCGAAGTCACGAAGGACTCCTAATACTGATCTAGATACTTCTTCATTAGCCTTTTGTGTGTACTGCCAACGGTTGTCTTGACGAAGAGACTTACGCAAGTCATATTGATTCAGATTCTTTGCAAGGCCTTCCTGAACATACTTATCTGTAACATCAATAGAGTTATAAGGAATCTCAAGTTCATCTGAAATAGTTGCACGGTATGGATTGATAATGTCAGTCAAGTCTTGACCTTCATCAACTAACTTCTTTGCCCAGTCAGGCAATGCTGTCTTGGCGTAGTTACGAAGTCTTTGGTTGAAATCTTCAAGAGACGCACCAGTCTGCAACTCTTTGATAACTTGATCGATAGTGTCAAAGCCAAGGACCTTTGGAAGCAATGATGTTGAGATTCCATTACGAGTAGCTGTTGCAAGCAATCTGTTATAGAAATCAGCCTGTGAACCACCAGTCTTTCCTGGTTCAAATTTGCTGTTTGAACGTGCTTCATCGAAGATTGTTAGATCATCAATGCCTCTTTTGTAATAGTCCTCTAGTTGTTCATCTGTAAGCGTTAGCCCAGCTTGCTTAAGTTCTGGCTTGATAGCTAGTAGCCAACTTCTGAGACGCTCTTTGTAGAGATCAGAGTTTTCTAACTTCATTAGATATCGGTCACGGACATCCGTATCTAACTTAGCCCACTTTGTCTTAAACAATAGATCGGCTGCTGCGACTTTGTTTGTCTTATATAGATCAAATACTTTTTGAAGTTCTTCTCCATATATTTTATCGAGGAGAAGCGCCTCACCAATACCAAGATTGGTTAATGTTTTTAGACCTGAAGCAATGCTTGCATTAGATTCAGTAGAAGATCCACCTGGACGGCCATTAGGATATTTAATATCAAATGCTTCTTTAGCCTTAAATCTTGCAGGGCCACTTAATTTATTAAGTGCTGCTAGATCTGTATCGTACTGGGTCTGTTCAGGAGTATTAGCCATTATCTACCTCCCAATGCACTAAACATCCAGCTTGTAAAATCAACACGTTCTTTGCGTGCTACATCTTCTGGTGTTGCTTTACGAATAGCCTTCTCTGCAGTAGCAGCAACTTGTTCTTCTGAATATCCAGGTACAGTTACAGCTACTGATTCTAATTTCTTAGTCTTAGGGTTTACTTGCTTTGTTACAGTTCTAACTGAACCAGCGTCAATCATCTTGTCAATAGATGCTTTGAGATCTTTATACCATTTTTGTGTTTTATCTTCTTCAGTAATATCTTGACCACGAAGAGTCTGAGATACCTGATTAAGCATTGCTATGCGATCTTCTTCAGTTTTCTTGTAAATCTCACGCTGTGGTAAACTAGGACCTGTACCAGTTGGAGCCTGGTAGTTCTCAGTTAGAAAGGCACGGATAGTAAGATCTGGACGACCTGAACGAGTAGCCTCTACAGCAAACTCTTGAGAGGCTTTGATAAGCGCATCTGCAAATGTCTTATTGTACTTACTTGTAGGCTTCTTTAGATACCTTGCACCAACAAGTAACTTAGATACAGCAAGGCGTTCCTTTGGTGTCATATTCAGGGCCTCAACTGCGTAAGGATCTGTTGTTACAAATAGACCTCCATTGCCGCCCTTGAAACCTTGATTCCCATTGGCTGCACTTTGATTAGAGATAACTCCACCGCTAGCAGGAAGACCTGTTGTTTTCCAAGTTCCTAAAGCTGAACCACGTGCTTCGTCTGCTGATTTGGCTACCACTGTATCTCCTGTTAGTCTCTAATTAGCTTTGAGAACAAAGCAAAGTACGCATCTTCTGCGTTACGGTTTAACTTTGATAAACGAAGCAACTCTACTTTTGCACGTTGCTTAAGAACATCCTTGTAATTATTGGCAGATTCTGTATTACCAAATACTGAATCACGTGCATTGATATAACTGTTATATGTATTTAACATACCTTCGATTGGTTGACGAACTGCTGGATCTACCTTGACGGTTGGATCTGACAACATAGTTGTTAGGTCAGACAGTGCTTGTGTACGCTTGATTGCGTTCTCTGCGCCTTTGCCAAGTTCTTCCTGTAGTAAAGGACGTGCCTTCTTAAACTGCTTAGACCAGGTTTCCCATTGTGTCTTAAGGTTGCGCTTAGCAAAGTCACTAGATGTAACAGCAAGTTCTTCTTCGTAAAGGTCCTGTTGTGAGTAATAGAAAGCCTCATCACGTGCAGTGTTTACTTCACGTAAGTAGTCTCTTACCAGCTTGGACTCTTTAAGTCCCATAGTTGACAGCAACTTGTAGGCATCAAAATCAAATTCGCCTTCTTTTGGAATAAAGAATCCAGAACCCTCTGGGTACTTCTTGATAAGTGCTTTGTTGTCATTGACCCATTCGTTAGCCTTCTTATTAGCACTAAGGATTGCAACTACTGTGCTATCAGACTCAGATACTGTATATGGAATCTCTTTAGGGAATAGACGAATCCATTCACCCATAGCCTTGTCATAACTTCCAGTCTTCTGAACTAAGTTATTGAAGGTTTGCTTGAAGTTAGTCTCACCATTCTCACGTGCCCACTTAGCGATATCGCTCTTAAGAGTTGTCTGAGGGGAAGCAGGTACAAAGAAACCAAGAATAAATCGTAAACTCATTGCCGTGATTGTAGATGCAGCTAACTTATCCTTGTAATCTTCCAACTCACCTACGGTAAGTGGAATTTCCTGACCAGTTACTGGATCAATCTTAGGTGTTAGTCCGTGACCTGATGCTTCTAGGTATGCAGCAGCCTTACGTGATGCTGATGCGTACTGACCTACACGCTCATCGCGGTCTAACGTAGATAATAAACGGCTTACGTGTGCAGGGAAGATTGCGTTAATCATTGGTTGGTCTTCTGAGTACTGACCAAGCAAAACCTTCTCAAACTTGTCCAAAGCTGGGACTACAGCAAAGATTGCCTTAAGCGATACTGCAGATAATGGACCTGCAAATGTAGGAAAGAGTGAGTCTGGGTTAGTAGATGGTGTAATCATCTTCAACTTAGCACTAAACTCAATAGGCATTGGAGCCTTAATGCCCTCTTCTTGTCCAAAGAACTGCATTGTCTTACCCATTGCTTGGTACATTGCTGTAGTTCCTGGGTAGAAGAAGTAATCTTCACCAGTATCGTCTGTCTGTACAAAGCCAGAGTGTGCAATTCCATCGTATGTCAATGACGCACGAGTGATTGCCTCTGGGTTATAGCGAACTGTACGATAAAAGCGGCGATAGAAGTCTTCAGTTGCACGATAGAAACGTGCAAAGTTACGTGCAGACATAGCAAGTTGACTACGAACCGCAGGATTATCTACGTATGCTAGGACCGTATCCTTAGCTAACTCTTCTGCTATGTTATTTATATGATTCTTAGCTGTAGCGTACGCCTTTTTGTAGGCTTCATCAGTCTTACCAGCAGTTAGATTATCAATAACCTTTTGACTAAAACCAGAATTATCTAATTCTTTACGGAAACGCACCAATTCATTGAGCACAATACCTTCACGACTCCAACGAGCATTGGCCTCGCCCATTGCATCCCAACCTTTATCCCATATTGCTGCAGCAAAGTTATCTCCTTCAGATACTGGTACAAGTGTTGGACCTGAAATAAAGGTAGGTGCCATCTTGGGATCTTTTGGTAGGTCAGAAAGACGTAAATCTTTAGCTGTTACTCGTACGTAACCATCAGCATCTGTCTTTCTTACCATATTCCAAAGTTCTTGATTAAGTTTGCCATCGGCTCTAGAGAACAAAGTATTTACAGCAAGGAATGCACGCTGTGCGTGTGTGTATTCATCTGCACCCTTATAGTAAAGTTGAAACTTATCTTTCTCGCGTTGTGGCAATGACTGTAGATACTTAAACATTTCGTTGATTGCAGTATCTTCATCATCAAGATGTTTAATAGCAATGCGTGCTAGATCATCATTAGCCATTACGCCGATTTGAAATAGCCAACTAACCATTGCTTGCTCATTTGCAACAGGACTAAAATTTGTAAATGGTATATCGCCCATTGAACGCTTGTATGATTTTCCATCAATTGTAATTGCTTCCATCTTGCCAAAGCGCGATACATCATCTGAAACATTTTGGTAGCGTCCACCACCACGTGCACCATTCTTAGCGCCTTCTGCAACTTCTGAAAGTAAATCATCTAAGTTTCCATACTTAGCAACATCTGCAAGAATTTCTGCTGATTCTGGGTCTAGTTTGTAACCTAGTTTGCGACGAAGGAAAGCCTCTGCCATAACAGCACGCACTTCATTTTCGTTAGTTGCAGCAGCAACTTTACCAGCAAACTCTTCCAGTTCATCTGCTAGGACAAACTTGTTGATAACCCCAACTTCGCCAGCTTCAACATTAAGAAACACTACATCTTTAAGTTTTTGCAATGCAGTCTTTACTTCACCATCTGCATCAAGGATATTTGCACCCTTACCTACACGTGCTCGTGTAGACCACAACTTACCTTTTACTAAATCCCAAGGATTGCGACCACGTGCAAGGTAGAACATATCATCCTCAAGAGTGTTACGTTGAGGAAAGCGAGGTCCAGCAAGAGTTAAGAATGACCATCCTGATGTTACCTTATCTATCCACTTGTTATGTGATACACCAACAAGTTTAGAGATTACTCCCTGACGAGCAGTGAGACGATCTAGGTCAACGATAGATGGAATTACCATTGCTGATGACAACTGATATGGGAATAGTGCTACTTGTTCTCCAAGAAACTCTGCTGGATTTCCAAGGCGTTCACCATCAACAATTATATCTGCAGCGTAACGCTTTTCTAAGCCCTTACCTGCAAACTCATCCATAAAGGATTTACCAGGATCACCTTTTTTTACACCACGTGTAGTAAAGATTGTGTTCCAAAGACCTTTAGTAATCTGCATACGCTGACCTTCATCACCTGCAGCAAATGCTTCAGCAATGATTCTGCTGTGGTAACGAGAGTTAGTCAAACGTGCAGTGCGATAGATTTCATCTGTTGCATTAGGTCCCATTACATCAAAAACTCTAGATGTTGGATTAGCTACCTTTGTAAACTTACGTGCAAAGCGATCAATGCGACCTAAGATTTGATTTTCTGTAAAACGAACCACACCATCTGGACCCTTGAATCGGCCTACACCTTTTTCAAGGTTTGCAATTTGTTCTGATTGAGTGGTAATACCAGTTAGGATATCTTCAAACTGCGGAGCAGTTCCGTATAAAGCTGTAACTAACTTCTGTCCCACTTTGTCAATGTCAAGAACTTTGTTACCAGTAGTCAGTGCCTTAATACGGGCTTGACGACCAAGTGTTAAACGTGGCACAAGTGGTGTATTGCGAGCAGCCTGTCCCTTAAGGATAGCCTGCATATCTATACCATTTTGAAAGTAGTTCCTAGCAGTAGTTGCATTAGTAACACCAGCATCAATAAACTCATTGATAGCAGCAGGTCCAAACTCTGGAGCAATACGACGAAGTGAAGTAGATGCTTCTTCTGCTGCAATAGGGTTCTTTGCTTTGCGTGCCTTGGCTAGGTTATCTAGTTGAGATCCGTATGTATCAAAAAAGTTAACTACCTTTGGGTTTTGAAAAGCGGCATCTAACTTCTTTGGATCTCCAACTATCTTAATAAGTGCATAGTTGTAAGCATCGTAGGCTTTCTTGGCTTTACCAAGTATAAGAGTTGGATCTGTAAATATAACTGCTGCTGCATCTACGGTGCCTGAAATTCCTTTGTACAAAAATCCTGTACCTTCAAGTGATTCAGGAAGAATGTTTGCAACTGATCGACCTGGTGAATACTTAGCTGCAACTACTGCGTCATAAGCATCTTGCCATAAAGGGTCTTCTCCCTTAACAGCAAGACGTGCAATTTGCTTTTCTTCTTCAGTTCCATTTGCAATAACATCTGAAAGTGAAGTACCCGTAGAAACCTTTTGTGCTAAACCGACATAATTGTTGCCATACTTCTTAATGGCACTATTGATACGTGGCTCATTGTAAACCAATTCGCCGTTATCATTAGACTTCTTCCAAGCCTCAGAAAGAACAGACCAATTCTTAGGTAGGTAGTATTCAGCACTACCCAATGGTATCTGTTCGTTAGCAATAAGACCTGTACGACGAACACGAGATGCAAAATCAGATACTTCAATCACAGCATCAAATAATTTGCCACCTGTATAGTGCCAAGCACTACCTAGCCAACCACGCTTTGGTTGTTCTGGGTTCGTACCAAAGGTTTGTGTTAATGCTTGTTGTTGATCGGCAGGCAAAGTTTGAAACTTTGTGCGTGCTTCAGATGCAGGCATATCAAGTAAACTCTTATGAGTCTTAAGTGATTTTGATAATGAGTCAATTCTATCTTTGTCTGCTGGATTTAATCCCGCAAGTGAGGCAGTAATCTTCAGATTCTTATCTGACACTACATACCTCGCGCAAGCATATCCTGATACAGAATCGCTATCTCGCCTGATTCATCGTATGGCAATAACTTAGCCAATGTATCGGAATACTTCTCTGTCATTTGGGGCTTCATCATAAGAACTTCTGATCCAGCTCCTGGACCCATATCAATGCCTGTACTGATTGGTTCATCTGGACGCTCTGTCGGTGCAAATAATCCTGTTACTGGTGCTTGTGTTGCAGCTTCACGTACATCTCCTGCACGAGCAGGACGCACATCGCCAGTCTTGGCAAGCGGAGCACCAGACTGAATAGCCTGTGTCTCAACGCCTTCGCCGTATCCTGTTGAACCTAATTCTAACTTATCGGTACGTGTAGAGAATTTGCCTGGACCTGCTGGTCCTGCCAGTGGATTCATCATACTCACTGTTGGTCCTCCTCTAATTTTTCTAAATCTGCTGTCATATCTTCCCAAGCCCGATTGGTTTGAGTAAGATGATTTGATTGGTAAATTGATAATTCCATTAGTTCACCTGTTAATGTTTCAAAGGATGAAGCAATGTTGTGTAGAAAACCTATGCCGATAACTACAAGATCAAGAAAGCGCACTGGACGAGAAATGTGATTGTTGTCTTTCATCGCCCAGTGCTCCTTCTGTTAAAAGTTATTATCCCTTTTTTACTGCGTTGCCCTTGCGTCCTGCTGGCATCATTCCGAAGAATACCTTGCCGCCTGCTGGCTTTGAAGTATCCATCTTGCCTTCCTTTGGCTTAGCCATTGGAGCTGCTGCGCGTGATCCTTTATTCATATTTACACCCCCTCTACTTAAGCTGCACCGCTGATACCAGCGAGTAATTGAGCTATATCTGGACGTTGACCAGCAGCAGGGGCCTGACCACCTTGTTCTTGTGGAGGTTGCGCTGAGGCTGGGGCGGGGGCCGCACCTGCCGCTGGAAGCTGTTGCTCCATACCTGGTGCCATAGGTGGCATCTCTGGGGTTGGAGGTGGTTCTGGTGTAAATGCTTTTTCGATTACTGACTCTAGTGATTGTCCCTTTTGGCGACCTTGGATAACAGTTGCGATACGTGAGATAATCTCACTAGGGTCTTGACCTTGCGCTGCGAGGGCTGGAATTGCCTGAGCATACTGTGCAACAGCAACACGCAAAGAATCGCGCATCTCTTCAATATCAACACGTTGTTCCTCCTGCGTAACATTCAAGTCCATTGGGATCTCACGACGTACATAGTCACGAGAAACTAACTTGTCTGAACGCATTTGTAGTAAAGCAATGATGGCACGGTTTGGGTCCATACCAGACATAATTCCGTAACGTACATCTACGCCGTACTCACCCTTTCTGTGTATCAAAGCCAGCCTGTAGTGCTTGCACACCACGACCAGTAACTACTGATGCACTGATATCTCCTGAACGAGATTCAGGGTAACGAGCACCAAGGCGTAGTTCACGCTCAAGAACACCAGACTCAGTAAAGACTCCAGGTGGTAGTTCTAGTGGAACGCGACGAATACCTTGTGGGTTAGCAGAACGCATAATTGAATCTGGACCAAGTGCCAACTCTTGCACATCTTGTGGGATAGCAATAGGTGCTTGGATAGACTTTTCTGCTGCTTGGATCTGCAATACTGCAAAGCGAGCACGAGCAAGTTGCACAGATAGAACATCATCAAACTGTCCACGTGCTTCACCATCTAAGGATGAGCGCATTACAACAGATGCCATAGGCTTGTTTAAGATGTTAGGCGTACGTGATAGAACTAGGTTCTTACGCTCTGGTAAGTACAGTAGGTCCTGATCCTTGTCGTGGTACTTGACCATTGAGATGTAAGGAGAAGAAAGAGCGTACTGGTTCTTACCTAAGATTAAATCGTAATACTCTGGGTATTGTGCAGCTAGTGTCTCTGCATCGGTAACGATGACCTGAGAAACAGAAAGCACACGACCATAACGATCTAACTCTGGGTAGGTACCGAATGGATTGAGCATACGGATACGAGGGTTGTTATCCTCAAAGTCCATCTCAACCATACCGATACCAAGGCCGTAGGTGTTATACCAGTCTGCTGCTGTGTACATCTGCAGTTGTAAGTCAGAGTTTGTTACATAAAAGTTTGCAATACGGGTACGAGTATCTGCTGCCTTGCGTGCTGCATCTGAAACCATATTGGTTGCTGAGCAGTTAAAGGATGGCAGTGGTGCCATCGCTTCTGCTAAGTCACGTGCTGCGACGTCAATGAAGTTTGCAACCAGAGGCTTTGGATATTCCTCTGAAAACATTGCAGGGTATACCTTGGAGATATCTCCCTGACGCACCGAGAGCACATCACGCATACGTTGATCTCGCGCTGATGAGCGAGTACGTAAGCGTGCGAGCTTAGCGTCAACTTCTTTAACTGATAACAATTGAGGTCCTTACTTGTTTATGTTGCTGCGACCACTGCCGCCGCCACTGCCTAATGAGCCTAAGCCACCGCGCATACCGCCACCAGTGCGTGGTATGCGAATCTTAGGTGCCTTGCTTGTAGCACGGGTTGTTGGAGACTTTGGTTTAGTTTTTGTTGTTTCTGCTTTTGCTTTTGCTTTGGCAGCTTCTTCAGCCTTTTTTTGCTTGTCTAATTCTTTTTGCCAGGCTGCCATTTTCTTTTGAAAAGCAGGGGTTGCCTTTATAGCTTCAATGTCTTTCATTATTTGTTCATATGAACGTGCCATTAGGAATCCTTACATTCTCGCAATAAAGTTGCTATCTGGTGCCTTGCGCTTCTGTGTTTCTGCCTTAGCCTTCTTCTTGCTATCTGCTTTAATCTTTTCTAAAATTTTCTTAGCCTTGGCTTTTTCTGCTGGGGTCATACCTGCAGTATCTCGTGACTTGTTAACCTTTGGCGTTTCCTTGTAAAGACCTGGGTACTTCTTGTCAATGGCTTTTTTAGCGCCAGTTTCTGCCTTCTTAACACCAGAAGGTGATACACGCTTCTTCAAAGCTTCTACTGCTGCTGGACCCGTTAATTTCTTTGCTGCCATTGTTATCTCCTAGTTAGATGAATGTACGATCTTTCTCGGCGAGCAATTCATCTATGTTGATAACTGTTCGCTTGCCCTGTTCATAACGAGACAGGAATGGATTTTTTAGATGGTGTGTCTTGTGCATACCTTGGTTGAGCATCTCGCGTGCGCGGATCTCACAGAACCAAAGTGCCATCACCATATCGGTCTTGCCCTTAGTAGTAGGTGACCACGTAATCAGTTGCTCGATAAGAGCTTTGACATTTTCTGTTTGATCGCTAGGAAGATGGATAAGGTTGTCTCTATGGTGCTTACCATCGTGCTGCTTGGTCCCAAACAATGTGGACATACTGGCAACTCCGAAGCCTGAGTCCCACTTGTTGGTTCCTGTATGGTGTTCACGTAATAAAACTCCTCGTGATGCAAGGTTGGCACGGATGCCTTCGTCTTGCGTTAAGAAAGATTGAAATGCGTTCTTCTCTACTATCCACTCGCTGGGATTGTAAAGGGCGGTCCAGTCAAAGATTAGTTGACGGATCGCAGCAGGTGTTGGCCTAGTAATCTTAATAGCATCAACGATATAGCGTTTATGTGTAGCCCTATCAACAGCGTAACAAACGACGGCTGTATCACCAACCATAGCGGGATCAAGACCACAAATAAAAGAAAAGCCGTTAACATCACGCGGATGGCCTGGGTTACCAGGAACCAAACGACCTGCTTTACGCATACCATCTATAGAACCTCGCACACATACTGGATCAAAGATGGCATCATCTGAGATGTCTTGTTGCTGATAGACCAAAGCCCAGGTACTTGCATCCATAGCTTGGCGTTCGTTGTAAAGGTTGCGACCATTCCATCTTGGGTAAAGATCGTCTTCGTTCTTGTCAGATTCCATCTGACCATCAAATGGTGCATCGCTAGCAGGCCAGAGGGTTTCCCATTTCTCAGGGTCTTCGTGCGTAGTCAAAAGTGCTGGCATTGCCAAGTACTTCCACGGGACCAATCCACCTGGGTAGCGGTCTTCGTTACGAAGCTCGCGGTAGAGATCCATAGCAGAAACTCTGGTACCAATGACTACAAGTTTACCTGTAGGGTTAAGACGAGAGCGTACGTCCTGGGTTAACCAGCGGATTTGCTTTTCAAACTCGTTGGCGTTCTTTAAGGTAACAGCGTCGTCTACGATAATCATATCGGCACGCTTACCGTAGATCTGACCACCGATACCAATAGCTTCG